TTTGGTAGCCCTTAACTATTTGGTCGCCCTCAACTATTTGGTCGCCCTTAACTATTTGGTAGCCCTTAACTCTTTGGTCGCCCTTAACTATTTGGTAGCCCTCAACTCTTTGGTCGCCCTCAACTCTTTGGTAGCCCTCAACTCTTTGGTAGCCCTCAACTATTTGGTAGCCCTCAACTCTTTGGTCGCCCTCAACTCTTTGGTCGCCCTTAACTATTTGGTCGCCCTCAACTATTAGATTAATTTTAATTATTGCATTTCCATTTATTATTAAATTTCCACTAAATTCAAACCAATAACCTTTATTTACAACACCCTCATAATTTTCATCTATAATTATATCTTTCATCTTTTTATCCTTCTCTCTTTACATTTTCATAGAACTCAACACGACCCTCTAAATCAGGGAAGTTAAATATGAGGTCTAAATAATTTTGTTTAGTAAAATTTCTCTTACCACCTAACATCTCTCTAGCTACAGCTAGTCTCTCACCAAGTATTACACGTATCTCTTTTATAGTCAGTTTCTCTATATGTAAGAGATAGTGTATAGTAGCACTTGTACTCATTACCACTTTATTCATCCAGTAACTCCTTAAATGTTGTAAATGCTTTTTCACAAAGATTAGCAGTATCAGCACTAAATTCTTTCACATTGTCATAATTAGCATAATTAATAGCTATTTTTAGTTTAGCTACATGATGGTCTAACTCCTCACAAAACTCTTTGTAAGTTGGCTTCCATTCTTGCCAGTTACCTTTTTCAGCATTAGCTCTCAGTTCATATCGCATTTGATTAATAAAACTTTCATCAAGAACCGCACCTCTTTTATTTTCTTCAAGTTTTGCAATACTATCATCTACCTGTTTATCTTTTAATGAATCATACATTACTGCTCCTCAATTCTTAGCAATCTTATGTGAGGTTTCATTTTATTAATATCTTCTTGTTCCATAATTATTGAAAAAGTACTGTACCATTTACCATCTTTGTTTAATACAGCCATAGTATCAGCACCATTGTATAATATATCCCCAACTTTGTTAGGCTCATCCAGTTTTAATTTAATTAATTTCATTTATAATCCTTTAATGCTCTCTTACATTCACTGCATGGCATACCCGCACCGCCGCAATCGCAACCATTATCACTCGTACCCTCAAAAGGTAAATTTTTATGGGACTCACAGACCCATCCCGTTGAATCACAAGTTTTACAATAAGGCTCATCTTCCTCCCAAAAATCAATCTGCCAAAATATTTTCTCATCTTTTAAATAGTTCGCTAACAAGTCCGGTCTATCTGTACACCATAGCCCAGCAGTGTAGTGCGAATAATGTTCTAAATCTTTAAGTTGCTTAATCGCCTCTTGTAATTCTTCATATTCTAAATCAGCTATATTCTCTAAGAGAACTTTTCCATAAGCTTCTAATATTGTTATACCTTTTAATTCATGAATACCCATCTTATAGTCCTTTTATGTAATTAATTATTCGAGTTTCTTCTTTGTCTAATTCTTGCCAATCTTTAGATAGAAAATTAACATGTTTTAATCTAGTTTTCACATCAACTAATGCCATTTGTGCTTGTATGTATTCTTTTGATAGTGTTCTCATTATATATCCTTTCTTTCTCTAGAGTCTGAAAAATCAAGTAGTACTGAATTCTTTGAACCTTTAGCCGTTACTGAAATTGATGTTTCGTTTATCTGTATTGCCTCGTCAACCGTTGCATAATAAGGTTCATTTTCTCCATTTGGGACATAATGAACTTGACTATGAAAGTTATCGCCCTTTTTTCTATATAATCTATATTCTCTCATCTTCTTTTTCCTCCATATATTTATTAAATCTCTCAACAAAACTTTCTTGTCTCTGATGTTTAGGTATCAGCAGTCTTTTTCTCTCAGCTTGTGCATCATTCCTACACTTTATACATTTAGCATAAGGTCCACCACTTGTCATTAGTGAGAAATTAACTTCATCTTGAAAACAACCACACCCAGAACACGACCAATCTTTAGGTACGCCCTTATTAGCTTTTTCCTTAAAAGGTCTACCAGCCATTACGACTCACGCTTTTCTTTGTTCTTATTACGCTTACGTCTTTTAAGTCTTAATTGATTTTTACTAGCCATCTTATATTCCTTTTACTATTGCTGTTACTATCAATCCCACTATTAATAAAATAGTCACCACTTGGTCTAAGTTAAATTTATTTTTCATCTTAATCTCCTACTATTAAATCTGCTATACCATATATAAGCATGGCTCCAACTAGTATGTAGCACCATATCATAACGCTACTCCTACCATAACCCCTACAACAAATACTAATGGTGCTGTTAATATAAATACTATTATCTTACAGTATTGTAAGTCTTTATTAGACTCAACCTCTTTTGTTCCTTCTAATTTTTTTATAACCGGATTATCTTTGTGTATCATTATTTATCCTTTAACCGTGTTCTAACCACATCATTATAAAAGCTCCAATTATACAAATAATCCAAGTTGATTTATATTTCAGTGGTCTAAAGTATTGTTTTGTTCTGTCTATGAAAAATTCTTTAAAGGTCATCTTAAATATCTCCAATCTATAGTAATCTCAATATTGTACTGAGATAGTAATTTTAACTTTGCAGTTACATAGCCCATCTTGTCAACCATAAATCTAACTAAAGCTATAACATCTTTAACATTATTAGCTTTGTTGTATCTTTTGATTTGAATACTCATATCTTCAGAACTCATAACTTACTCCTTAAAATATTTTCTCGTCCCAACCATTTTTAAAAGCTAGATATAATCCAGCTCCTATTAATAGTGTAAAACCTATCGCTAAAGCGATATTTAGTATTTGCTCCATTATAAATCCTCTTTGATTATAGCTCTACCATCAGCTATTCTAGTCCTAAGCTCCGCGACTCCATAACCTAGAAACTCATTTCTATATTTACCTGTAGTTTTGCTATAATCCCAATCACTACCAAGATATATAATGTTCTCATCATATGGTTTAAACGCTATATTGCTGTTGTAGCTTCTAAACATCACTCCATAATTAGTATATATAATAAATTGATTTGGCACATCATTACCTCTACTACTAGTCATGTTTTCTACTCTCATATTTGCTTTTAAAGCTCTAGTTATAGCTTTCATCTCATTCTCCTATTTTACCAGTTTGTAATATGCTAAACATATCTTTTCTCATAGTGCTGTTAGTAGTATAACCTTTTACTACAAAAGTTCTATCATTACACATGTTAGACAATCTCTCATGTAGAGTTGTAGCATTACCTTCAACCATAACACTACCATACCATTCTTCAACCATATGTGTGAAAAGCATAGCCCTCCAAGACTTTAAACCCGTTTGATGTACTAAGTACCATCTTCCATGGTCACTCGATACCAAGTAACTTTTACCTTTTATAAACTTTGCCATTTTAAACTCCTTGTTTAAATAATTTTTCTTCTAGCTCATTAATACTGCTACTCTCACTTAGTTTTACGTGATTAGCTAAAATCATACTTGCACCTACTTCAGAGGCACCACCAGATAAAGTTTCTCTAATTTTAAAAGCACCTCTTCTAACGTAAGTTGGAGACAACACACTACTTAATTTTTTATAGTTAATAGGTTCATCGTAATCTTTAACTACAAATGAAGTAACCAACATCTCTCTACTTCTGTTTTCACCCCATCTCTCAACACCATTAGTTATTCTAACCTTAACTTCTATCCCGTGGTTTTCAAGTATAGCTATCATACCACACAATCTTCCACCGTTTTTTTGGATAATTTCAAATTCACCATCACATCTAAAACCACCATCGATATTGATTTCGATACGCAATACTTCTTCTGACTCAGGTTCAGGTTCTAACCATGTTTCAGGTACACCCGTTAACACTAATCCAACATCAAAGAATTGACCCGTAACATCAAAGCGGTAGTTAGTTAACACCTCTTTGTATTTTGTTTCAAACTCTTTTATAGATGCTTTTGTTGTATCACGAATTAACTTTATAACTTGTTCATCTCCATTTTCGAGTAACTCAAGATACTCCTCAAATGTATCTGACCCAGCCCAACCGCTAGTGTCAATATTTTGTGATGGACAATTGTTAAAGTTAACACCGTTATTCATAAACTTTTTTAAATTAGATAGTGAACCAATGTCAATAATTCTAACTCGATTAGTTCTCTCAGGTATAACACACCAATCAGGCATATTGCTCAATGTTTTAAACGGTAATATGTCACCACTTTTATTGCTTAAAATTTCAGTCATAACTTATCCCTTACCACTCAAATTCTTCAGCTTCTTCAGCTTCAGACTCTTCTTTAACTACCTCAGCTTCTTTTTCAACAACTTCTTTTATAGCTTCATCTAAACCTTTTTTAGTAGCTTTAGCTCCACCACCTTTTACAGCAGTTGACTTCATATTAGCAGTAATACCTTTTAATAAAGTCTTTGCTTCATCTTCACCCATAGCTTTAATAATAACCATATTAATTACACTATCAATAGGAATACCAGCTTTTAAAAGTTTAGCACCATCATAGCTAGAACGTGGAGTAACAGTTACACCCTCTAAATTATTCTCAGCAGTTTCACGACACTTGCGAACAATAGCTAACCAACCATCATTATTAGTTATTTTTTGCTCTAGCTCTTCATCAAGCTTCCACTCAATAACAACAAATCTATCAATCGTTGCAGCATCAAGTTTATTTCTAGCAGTAAAACCATCTTTAGCACCGCGTAAATTAGTGTTAGCAGTTCCAACAAATCTAAAGTTGTCATGTGCATTTATTATTTTATTATCTGGAGTTTCTATAAACCCATTACTAATAGCACTATTTAATAATACCAATACGTTAGCACTACACGCATCCATCTCGTCAGCTAAGAATATCTTGCCATTCTCAAACGCGTCAACAAAACCACTTTTACGATAGATACCATTTGCATCAACAAAACCTAATAAATCTGTTTTTGTTGTTTGATTACTAAACGATATACTTGCAAAGTCTAATTTGTATGCTTCTGCTATTTGCTCAACCGCTGTTGATTTTGCTAGACCTGCACCACCTGTTAACAATACGTTAAGACCCTTAACAGCAGTAATTTTTAGCAGTGTCTCAAATTGCATGTGAACTAAAGGAAATTTACGCCCTTCGCCCTTCTCACCTTCAAGCTTAACTGTTAATATCTTACTTACTTTTTCAGCAACACCGGCTAACATATCTTTAATTTGACCTTCTACGTCAAACGCTTCCATTTTTTTATCTATCGCGGAGTTAATAACTCCGCTTAAATCTAATTGCAATCCGTCCATCTTTTTATCCTTTTATATTTATTGTACTTGGTACTATAAAGTAACAAAATAATCTTTTTACTTTAGCCAATAGTTTAAGCTCACCATAATTTCCATAAGCAACTGTTTTTCCATTTGCATTAGTTAATTCAAACGTATTCATTTTTTTATACCTCTTTAAACATAAGACAATTTTGTAAAACTCCCATAGCTCACAACTTATGCTTAATAAAGATATATAGATACACGTATAGTTTTTCTCTATACTAAGCGGTATTTAATCCGCAATTACTTAAAAGTTACATCCATTTTGCATTATGTACGCGCTTCGTACTATTAATTATATGAAGTATCTATTTCTAAAATGGAACGGTTTTTTCCGCTAATCACTTTTAAGATTTTTGACAGTAGGTAATTTAATTTTTTCATTAAGTTTTAGCTCTTAACAACACGTTAAGAAACTGGACCGTATCTATAATCATTATGGTGGACGATTAAAACAATACTACAATTTGTTAATATACTCTAAACGCTTATTAGTTGTTATGGTAGACAACTAAATACTAAACGCTTATTAATACATTAACAAGCTGTTAAGCTTGTTTTTTGCCTTCTTTTATTTTTCTATCTTTTATTATTTTCGCCACTTGTAAAATAGTTTCTATCTCTTCTATAGTTTTACCGCTTAAATGTTCAGTTAACTTTTCGTTATCGCTCAACACTTTAGAATTAATCGCATGTTTACATGTTTTAACAATTGCTTTTAAATTTTTATTATATTCTTCTTTATCCGCGTTAATACATGTCTTTAAGTCTTTGTTTGTTACTTCATATAAGAATACGTCACGCGCATTTTCATAACTTACAAGTTCATGTTTAATAACGCTATTCCCTAAACTATTCTCAATCACACTAAGCACGTTTAAAATACTTGTTTTCTCTGTTGACTCGTTCAGCTCTTCAAATACATCTGTTAAGAACTCGCCATAATTAGCCGTGTCTTTAATTTGCATGTATTCCGCTATGATATCGTTTAAAGTGTTATGGAATAATATTTCACGTTGAGAAGTTTTAGCGCTATTAGTAAGCGCAACGTCATTAATTAATGTTTCTAAAACAGTTACGTTTTGAATGATGTTTAGTAAGTTCATAATAAAACCTTTAATTTTATAGTGTTGTTTTCACGTTTTAAAGTTGCTTAACGTCTCATGGACAGTGAAAGTATGCTATAGAAAAGTAAACAGAAAGTAAACAGAGTGTAAACGAACACCTCTAAAACCTCGTAGCGTTGGGAGCTGTAGCGAATTGTCAAATTTGTAGAAATAAAAACGTTTTGTAAATATTCTTATAAAAACATGTACAAATTTAGCTATAAAGTGACAGCAGTGAGACAAAATAGTTTTGCTTTAATACTTTTTATTTATTATTTTTTATGGAGTGGGCGCGTTCAGCTGTTGAGTGTTGTAACGTTGAGCCGTTGAGCTGTTGATAATAGAGTGTAAAAGTTTTGCTTTAATATTATTTATTTTCTTTTTTATTTATAGTACAGCGTTGAGCTGTTGAGTAATAATAGTATAGCGTTGAGCTGTTGAGTGAGTAGGTGTAAGCTTAAAGTTATTCACATTCAGCTTAGATTTATGTGAATAACCTATAATCATGCGTGAGCGTTGTAAGCTGTAATCCTCTTAGTTCTCCTATTATAGGGCTTCATCGACCTTGCATTTATGTAGACAAGTCCACTCGCTTTGGCTCGTGTCCTTTGGAATAACATGTGAATAACTATCACTTATTCACATTAAACTGTTAGTTATTCATATTAGCTATAAACTATGTGAATAACATGTGAATAACTCATAGTGAGAATGCGTTCAGAGCCGACCCTATGGGGGTAATTTGAAATCTGAAATGGGGTGGGTAGCCCCAAATGGATTTCCATAGCTAAAATGATGACCTTATAATAACCTTAAAGTAGTAAACCTATGGTATAATTAACTAAAGGATAACCGATGAAGAAGGTACGCTACATAACCGCACCGTGGGGTTATAGATTTATATTTAGAAGAAAAGGATAACCAATGACTAAGTGGTATAGATATGGTGACATTGAGTATCAACTTGATTTTGCACTAGGCACGATTACTGATAGAGAGTGGACGCAACCTAAGAAGAGAAAGAGTCATCTTAGACCAGCTAATAACTTTATTCCAAAGAACAAAGGTACTCGAAGTGAACGCTTCCTTCCTTAAGTGAGGCAGGGTTGTGTCCCTTATCATTCTTTCGACCTCTCAGAGGTATTCCTTCACGCACTTTAACCATCTCATCATTAGTTTGAAAGTAATCTTTTTCAACCACAACTCGCAACAGTTCATCCCATAGACCGTTCTCTATACCAAGCAACATCATCTTGGCTCCAAGATATTCGTCTAGTTCGTCTATACGAGATTGCTTGAACATATGGTTAAACACTTGTCTCCACATACGCACAATAATCTGCATCTGTATATTCTCTAAAGCGTGTCCGTATTGAGCTGGATTATCTACAAAGTGTCTACACATACTTATAGCAACTCTAGCCATATCATTAGTCAATACTCTACTGCCTGACATAGACACATCGATAAAGAGTTTACGCCTTTTACTTTCAAATGTTGGGTGACTGAAGAGGCAATTAATCATATCTTTTAACTTCTTTGGCGCTCTATATGGGAGGTCTAGCTCACTATTAAACGGTACAGCATATGCAAAATGGTCTATCTTTCTTCTATCAGATACATTCATGTTTGTCCTTATACTATATATTATGATATACTTCTGCTATGAATTATAAAAACATTATATCAGAAATTGTTGGTGATAAGTATGTCGATGTTTGGCTTAAACTTAAACCAAAAGTATATTATAAGAACAATAAACCTTATGGTCTTATGGTGGTTTCAGATGGTCCAGATGGCTATAGGTCTATAGCCACTACATGCATTAATGTTAATTATAATTTCACTATAGGTATGATACGAGATATCATATATCATTATAACGAGTCACCAATTTGTCTTATTAGTGGTACAAAAGATAGACACTCTACTCTAGTTAAGGCTTTAGATAGTAGGTTTAACTTTAGATATGAAACGGTTGGTGATATTCTATTCGCATTTGGAGAAAATCATAATGTTTAATTTACATAAAAAGTTACTTGGTGAAGTTCCAATGACCTACAATGACCCTGCGTCAGCAACAATATTGAGTACATTAGTTGGTGGGGGTCTCTCTTTATATCAAGCTGAAAAACAAGAAGATATAGCTGAAGAAGAACAGAGAAAAAGAGAAAAAGCCGCTGCGGATGCAAAAGCTGAGACTGAGCGTATAGCCAGAGAAACTAGACCAGAAGGTGAGACTGCTACTGGGATACAATTTGGTACTGGAGATATAGGAGAGGACGTTGGTTCAACTGAAGAGTTTTTAGTACCAAGAACATCGGCGTTAGGCACTGCAACAGGAGCATCGGGTCGCTCTGGATTAGGATTTACAGTATGAGAAAATTAATAGAGTTCCTAGAGGAACAGTTACAGTTAAGTACTAAAGACCTAGAAAAATCTGATGCTGAAAGAAATAAACTTATTGGTAAAATAGAATTACTTGAACAGATTAAAGTACTAGATGAAAGAGGTTATCCAGATGAAGAGGAAGAGAAATGATTAATATATCCGACACAACTCCATCAGAGTTTTTTAACTCTAAGTTGAGTGACCGTAAGCCTTATGAAAATAGGGCGCAAAAGATATCTGAAGTATCATTGCCATATGTCTTTAGAAAAGAAGGTGCTGATGGTGGTTCAGAATTATTCAAAACAGTTAACCAATCTTTTAATGGTAGACAGATTAATAACCTAAAAGCTAAGATGGGTATGGCACTGTTACCACCAGCAACATCTAGTTTTAGACTTAAACCTGATGCAATGGGTATGGTTCAGTTGTTTACTGACCAAGAGGGTAAGGTTAATGAAGAAGCTATCTCCATTATTCGTCAAAACTTATCTCTTAATACAGATGCGATTAATTCAGAGATAGAGAACCAACAAATTCGTTCATCATTGTTTGACATGTTACTACAACAAATAGTTGTAGGTTCAGTTATTGTTGAGAAGAATGAAAGAGCAGGCATTACTATATTCCCACTACGTTCATTCGTTGTTGACTTAGATTCTCAAGGTGAGCCGTTAGCAATGTGTATAGTTGAGAATCTAAAGATGTTGCCGAAAGGTATTGAGGCTAAAGAAGAAAAGGAAACTTATGATTTATACACTCTATTGGCTTTGGATAAAGATACTAACAAGTGGATAATGAAACAAGATATTGATGGTGAAGCAGTTGGTGAAGAGAAAACGTATACAGACTATGACGCATTACCATTTAGATATTTTGGATGGAACTGGGTTCAAGGTGACGCATACCACAGACCTTTTGCAGAAGATTACTATCCTGATATGGAGCAAATAAATAAACTTGGTAAGTTAAATACTGAAGGTGCTGTGATAGCAGCTAAAAGTTTATTGTTAGTAGACCAACGTGGTGGTAGAACTCGTAAAGCAGATATTACAAAAGCAGCTAATGGTGATGTGATTGATGGTAAAGCTGATGATATTACAGCATTTCAATTTCAAAAGAACTTTGACTTCCAAGTATCAAATGAGAGAGAAGCTACATTAAAAAGAGAACTTATGGCTAACTTTTTAGATACGGGTTCTGTTCAAAGAGATGCTGAGAGAGTTACTGCTGAAGAGATTAGAGTTATGGCTCAACAGTTAGAAGCTTCTACATTAGCTGGTGTGTATTCTAAGATGGCTTTAAAATGGTCTAAGTGGATTGTTACTAAAGTTATGAATGAGTTGAAAATTACATTTGATGCTGTTGACGTTGATGTGCTTACAGGTCTTGATGCTCTTGGTCGTTCACAAGAAGCTCAAAAACAAGATAGTTTCATGCAAAGAGTTTCAACTCTACAACTTAACCATTGGATTAAAGAGAATGAATTGTTACAAAGATACGCGTCTTTCGATGGTATTAACATTGTGGGTCTATTGAAGACTCAAAAAGAAGTTACAAAAGAACTTCAAGCAGCGCAGAAGCAACAAACCACTCAAGAGTTAGCTGATAGTACAGCTAAGTCAACAGGTGATGAGGCTGGTAAAGCGATAACTCAACCACAAGGAGGGCAGTAGTAATGGCAGTAGTAGTAATTCCAGCGGTAGACTTACCAGCTAACAAAAAAGTTAAAGCGGCGAGAGCTAAAAAAGAGAAGAAGTAAATTCTTAGAGCCTCTTCGGAGGTTCTATAGAGTCTATGACTCATAATTCAAGGAGGCTGATTATGTCAGAAGTTAAAAAAGAAGAAACAAGATTAGAAGCGATTATACGCTTAAGAGCAGAGGGTTTAAAACCTAAACAAATTGCCACAGAGTTAACTACAGAGGAAGAACCTATTACATTTCAAGCTGTTGTTAAAATGGCTAAAGAGTATGACCTTTCACAAGCTAAGGATGAGTTTGAACCTACACCCACACCTAAAGAAGGTGGAGGTGTAATACCTACATTCAAACCACTTGAGGGTGAGGTTATTATCAAAAATAGTAAAACTTATACTGCTGAAGAGTATGGTGATTACTCAGCTGCAAATGGTCGTACTAGATATGGTAATGAAAAAGGTGTTAAAGTTAAAGCAACTATTGAAGAGCTTAGAGCTTATATCAATTCACATTGGACGCCAAAAATGCTTATGGAAAAATGGCAAATGAATGAAGAAGAGTTGAAACAACTTGTGTGGAAACTAAGTAGAGCTGAACTTCGTGATAAGCCTGTTAAGGTCAATTTTAAAAACGACTTTTTTAGATAGTCGTAGTACAGAGGAGAGATTATGAAATTTAATAGATACATATTAATGGACCCAGAGACAGGTGGAGAACCCCAAGGTGGAGGTGGCGCACCAGTTGGAGACCCAGCAGCTACTAATTTACCTAGCGACCCAGTACCAGAGGCTACAGGATTTTCAGTTAAACCTGAAGACTTACAAGATGGTAAGTTTGGTGGTAAGTGGTCATCACCTACAGAAATGGCTGAACATATTAAAAATATTGAAGATAAGTATGCCACTCTTAACAGAGAAATTACTGATAAGAGTAAACAGTCAGATGCAGACATAGCTTTAACAGCCAAAGAGCAACAAACTAAACAGTTACAGAATGATACAATTCGTGATTTAGCACCTAAGTTTATTGAAGGTGGAATGGTTGTTACTGAAGAGATTAAAGCTGCTCTAATTGAAACAGGTCTTACAGAAATGGAGATTAAGGTTGGTGCTTATGAGTTAAAAGAAGCTCTTGATAAAAACGCTGTATATGTTGGTGGTCAAGAAAACTACAATATTATAATGGACTATCATGCTGAAAACATGAATGATGATGAAAAAAGAGCTTTCAATCATACTATCCAAGACCCTAAACACAGTCAAGCCTTAATGCTTGGTCTTCAAATTATGTATGAGAAGAAGTTAGCTGAAGGTAAAGCTCAACCAACAGGTAGAGTTCGTGGTGATGGACCAGTTATAATCAATAGTATCAAGCCTTATGAGACTAAACAAGAACTGCTTAGAGACAAAACATATGCTGATAGTCGTACAGCTTCTAAAGCTGATAAAGACAAATATAGACAAAGATTAGCGATTACTCCTGATAAAGTTTGGAGATAAGAGAAAAGTATGATATACTTTTCTTATCGATTATGTTAGATTTAACAACCTAACATTAAAACATCTTCAAAAACAACTCTACAATTACGTGGTTTTGTCCTATGATTTTGTGACTTGGTTTAACACTAACTAATCAAAAAATCAAAAAGTCTCGAAAGAGCGAAGGACAAATCATGGCTTACACAGGTGCAACAGCGGTAAATACTGGTACAGATACAACAAATGACTTAACAAGAGACGTCACTTTAGACGTACTTCAAGCAAAAGAACGTGCTACACGTTATATGGATTTACTTAGAACTGACGTTATTGAAGGCGGAGCTTCTGCTGGTTCATTCGTTATCGAAGGTAAAGAAGATACTACTGATGGCAACTTAGCTGAATACCCGCGTGGTACACAAGTTAATGTAAACAACGGTACGCAAGATGAGATTTCTATCCCACTTGACAGACCTCAATATGAGTCACGTAGAATTGACAAATGGGAACAAGCTGTAGCTCGTTACGATACACTTGCAATGAATGTTCGCCAACTTGGTACACGTTTAGCAAATGCTATTGACCGTAAAGCATCTGCGGCTGTTGAAGCATCGTCTTTAGCAACTGGTCTTGTTTCAAATGGTGATGGTACAGTTGTTGTTAATACAGCACTTCCGGGCGGAGTTGCAGCAGCAGCTACAGCGGAGTTACTTGGTAAAGAGATTATCGAGTCTATTTATGCATCAGTAGCGGCTATTCGCACTAATGACGTAATGGATGAGGTTTATGTTGGTATATCTCCAACAAATTTCCAATACTTACCTCAAGCGCTTACAATCGTTTCTAGTGATTATACTAACAACAATGGTGGTCTTGATATTGGTGATGTTAAAATGGTTGGTGATGCTACGGTATTCCAAACAAATAACTTACCAACTACAGCTGGGCTTATTGCTCAAGTGTTTTGTGAAGAAGCTGCTGGTATTGTTAAATTATGGGATGTTCAAGTTGATATTAACCCTCAACCAGATTTCCTTAATGCTAAACTTATCAATGCTTATTTCTCAAATGGTATGGCAGCTCTTCGTCCTCAATGTTCTGTTTCTATTAAGAACGTATAAGGGGTAAGTGATGGAACTGTTTGAAATACATGCTGGAAGTTTCATAGGAGTAGCCGATGCTACTCCACTTGGACCTAAAAAGCAAATCAGAGCTATTGATGCTGGTACTCAAACTTTCAACTATGGTTCTGTATCAACTAGGAACGTAGCGGATGCTATAGGTACTGGTAATGGTGTATTAACTGCATTTACTTGTAATAATACTCCATTGGTTAATGCTGATGAGTTAACTTTATATGTAGATGCTGTAGAAATTGACCCATCGTATTATAGTGTTGTATTAGCAACTGGTGTTATTACAGTGCTTACAGTACCCACTGATAATATAGCTGACGCTTTAGGTACTGGTGATGGTACAGAGGTTGATTTTACTTGTAACAACACTCCATTACTTAGTGATGAAGATTTAACTGTTTATGTTGATGCTGTAGAATATCCAAAAACAGGTTACTCTGTTGTTTTAGCTACTGGTGTAGTAACTTTTGACCCAGTTGAAACTACTCATACAGATGATGCTATAGGTACTGGTGATGGTATAGAAACTGACTTTACTTGTAATAATATTCCGTTACTTAGTGGCGCTAGTCAAACAACTTATCCTCAAGGAGACTCGGGTTTAACTGTTTTTGTTGATGGTGTAAAAGTAGACTCGTCAGAGTATACAGTTGTACTAGCTACAGGTGTCGTTACATTCGATGTAGCTCCACTTGATACGTTGGCTGTAACCGCTACTTATACTAGCAATGATGTTGCTGTAGCTAACGGACTAGATGTGACTGCTGATTATATTAGCTTGGAACCAGTAGGGGATACACTTGCTGTAACTGCTGATTACCTTAGTGCCGATGTAACGACTAAAGCGGTTGCTATGTTAGCTGGAGAAGCTTTTGTTATTGGTGGCGGCTGTGAGAGCGTTACTTCTGAAGCTTTGAAAAAAGTTATATTATCTTAGTTATTTAATCTACACAGTAGGTTTTCAATCCCCATCGAGCCTCCTCTGGGTGGGGATGCCAAAATCTATTTATAGGAGAGTGTTATGGCAGATTTTTTAGACCCTCAATACGACTCAAGTAAATTCTTTTTAGCATCTGTTAATGTCATGTTACAAGCAATTAATGAATTGCCGATAGCTGATGATGTAGAGTTAGCTGAATTATTGGAAGCGCAAGTTGCTTCAAGTGTTCTTATTGAAACAAAGAAAGAAGTTCTAAGTGAAGGCTGGGATGTTAACTCAGATGAAGATTATGAATTTCCTCAAGATGGTGGCGGGTTTATAAATATTCCGGCTAATGTTTTAGATATATCATCTACTGATGGTAATATAATTATGAGAAACTGGCAGCTATATAGTAAGAAAGACAAAACAGCTATCTTTGATGAACCTCAAAAAATGGATGTTATTTGGGATTTAGATTTTAATACGCTTACGCATCCAATTAGAAACTTCATAACTATAAGAGCAGCTAAGAAGTTCCAAGCCCGTACTGTAATGGATACCAATGTTTATCAATACACACAGGTTGATGAAGAAGATGCTCACATTATTGCTCGTAGAAGCGAAGGTTTTACAGGCAGATATAACATGTTGACTTCCGCTTATGGTCAAGATAACTTGGTAATGAGTTAATATGCCTTTAATATCTAATCAGTTTAATGGTTTATACGGCGGTGTAAACCAACAATCAGCAGAACAAAGACTTTCTACTCAAGTAGAGGAGATGGTTAATGCTTATCCTACATTAGATAGGGGTTTACTTAAAAGAAACCCAACAGAAAAACTTACATTGAGTCATGCTATAGATTATGATAAAAATATGTGGGTATATGAGTATGATAGAGGTTTAGCTGGTGATAGTGAAGAAAAATATTCAATACAAATAACAGATGGTGGTATGAATATAATTAACGTTATTGATGGTCAAATATATAATAAATCTAATGGTAAATTAATATTTACAGAAACAGAAGATGAGGACTATTTACAACCATTTATTAATGGTAGAGGTTATAGTGCTGTAACAATTAAAGATACAACATTTATAGCTAATAAGAATGTCTTATCTATACTTGACCCTTATATTGCTGGAGATAGTACAGGAACTCCAAGTACAGTTACAGTTAATGAAGATATTATATGGTTTAATAAAACTCCAACTAAATCAGCAATAGTAGGCAACCCACTTAATCCAACAACAGTTTATCAAAAAGACTTTGCACCCGGTCACCTTGAAAAAGTTACTTTTTATGAAAATTTATATTATGTGTTTCTTGGTAGTTCGTCTACAACAATAGTTATAGATGGGGTATATACGGCAATATATGTTAAGCCACAAGAAAAAATAATAGATGTAATACCTTTACCATCAGACCCACAAGAACAACAGTACGGTATGATTTACGTTGGTAATAACGCCATTACATATAATGAATATATAGAGAATGTTAAAAATAAAGTTGTTGAAAGTCTTGACCCATCTGTTTATATTGTTGATATAATTACAGATGCAACAAAAAAGGGAATTAGAATTAAAAAAGTGGACGGTTCAGCGAGTCTAGTTACTACTACTGCTATAACAATAAACTCTGTTTCTGGAACAAAACTTTGGACAGCTGTAGAGGCTGATTACTATAACTTAACAGTTAGCGATTCATATAGTGAAGACATAATCATTCCGCCATCTACATATACACAAGAAGGATACATTTGGATTAAGTCTAGTAATCCTACTTCTGGGTATACTTATTCATATAGTATACAATCAGATACTACCACTTACTCAAGCAATGTGACCTCAACAACTACAGAAGGAGCTATGTCAGCTATAGTTACTGACATTAATACTAATGCTAGTGCTAACTTTATTGCTGACCCTACGGGTGCTAATAAAGGTAGTATTCTTAGAATTAAAACCAATGATGATGCTGATATGATTAATGTGTATATTGGAGATACATTTGGTAATCAAGCTTCTTTTGGTTGGACTGGGGAAGTTACTTTTAGTACGGACTTACCAAAGAACATGCCCTTTTCTGGAGCATTGGTTAAAGTTATTGGAACTAATGATAAAGATGAAGACACGTATTGGCTCAAATATACTGATGGTCAATGGAGAGAAGCATTAGGTTACAATACTCAACCAAAAATACTTGCTCAATCAATGCCTCATATATTAACTAGAAATGCTGACGATACGTTTACATTTGAAGCATATGACCAATGGGGCGATAAGTTAGTTGGAGATGACATTTCAAATAAACCGCCCTCATTTACACAAGATGGCAATGTAATTAAAGATATATTCTTCTTTAAAAATAGATTAGGATTTATTACAAATAGAACTGTAATATTTAGTGAAGTTGGTGGATATGGTAACTTTTGGAGAACAACAGTTGCAGCGTTATTGGACTCAGATAGAATAGACACAACAGTTGATACAACCAAAGCTATACAGTTGGAGTACGCTACCTATCTTGAAGATAGTTTAATGTTATTTTCCGATAAGGCTCAATTCAAACTAGAGGGTGGAAAAGTATTATCTCCTAAGTCTATTCAAATTAGTCAAACCTCTGCTTATGAGATAAATAAAAATATTAGACCTATCTTTATGAATGATAAAATATTCTTTTGTGCTAAACGTGGAGACTATACAGCAGTAATGCAATACTCTGTAACTGGTGATGGTAGAATAAGCGAAGCTGTAGATATTAGTGGTCATATACAATCTTATATACCACAAGATGTTACTAGACTTAGTGGTAGTCCAATAAATAATATGTTGTTTCTAACAAGTAACGACTTATCTGACACTATCTTTGTTTACAAATATTTTGATAATGGTGGAGAGAGAGTACAATCTGCATGGTTTAAATGGACTTATAATGGTCAGATATATAGTTCATTCAGCCTAGGTAAGAATCTTAATATATTAATTAATCGTTTAAACCCTGTAGCTGTTACTAACTGGATTGTTGGTACTGGTTTATGGGACATGTCTAAAGTTTGGGATAACTCACAAGTATGGGTTATGAGTCCAGATAGTTTAACGGCTCAAGACCAATTTGAAGTATCTCCTATATTTCCACAAGATTATAGAGGACAGTTTTTAGATGACTTTACAACTGCTGATAATGAGACTATAATACCAACAGTAGTTAAAATTGGCGAATGGGTTGCATCTAGCGGTGGAACTAAAGACATTAGAGGTCATTTAAAATTTAAAACAGCTCAAATATCAAGTGAAGAAGGAAGTGACTTTAGTTTAATGGTTGAAGATATTGCAAGAGGAACAATAAGAGAAATTAAATCTAAGTACACGGTTAATAGAAAACCAATGATATACGGAGATGCTAAAAATATTAGGATTAGTGTTACAAATGCTAATGCTACAGGATTTAGAATAAATACAGTTAGTTACGAAGGCGCATTAACTAAACGAGACTCAAGGAGATAACAATGGCAATACAATCAACATTTTATACAGGAACAGCTTTAGAGACTAGGACTTTTCCATCAACTAAACATATAGCTACTAAACAACATATGGCTGTATGGAGACAAGAAGTAGCTGACCCTCAAGATTGGGTACAGATGGATATTGGAGAGTATCAACTAATAACCAATGCTTGTGTATTAAACACATTATTAAGTACAACATTATATAGTGACTTAGAGGTTCGTGTTGCTGATGCTCCAGATGAACTGGTAAGTTCTCCTAGTGATATAACTATTGTTGCTGGGATAGAAGCGGAAGTGGTTACTGTAGCGGGCATAGCTGATGAAGTTATAATTGTTGCTAATAATGATGCTAACGTAACTTTAGTTGGTGACGATTTAGCGTTAGGTGCTGGTACTAACCAGCCTGAAGATAGTGCCATACTTAATGCTTTAACAAATGCTACAGATAGTGCTACAAGTGCTGGAGAGTCTAGCGATAGTGCTGATGCCGCTTCTACTTCAGAAACTAATGCGGAGTTATTTGAATGGGAAGCTGAAGCTGAAAGACTTACAGCAGATAGCTATGCTACTGAAGCTGAAGATACTAAAGTTAATATAGTTACTTCTGATGGAGATGGTACATTTACCTATACACCTCAAACAGGTATTTATAGTGCGTTACATTGGGCTGCTAAATCTGCTACTTTTAATCCAGCTTTATATGCTCTACTTACAGGTGCTACATTTACTGGTAATCTTTTAGGTATTACGCCAACACTAGCAGCTCACTTAACTCGTAAAGATTATGTGGACGATGGAGTAGCAAATAGAAGAAAACTTTATGCTAAAGAACCTGCTACTATTACCCCTGATGCTGATGCAGATTATACATTAACAGCGGATGAAAACCTATATGGTAGATTAACTTTAGCTGATGGAAGTTGGACTGCTACACATAACATTATAGTTGACACAAGCATTAGAGAAATTGTAGTTGATAATACAAATGGTACTTATGATGCGACTGTTAAGACAAGTGCAGGAACAGGTGTGATTGTATTAGCAGGTCATACATCTAAATTATATTGTGATGGTACTAATGTAGTTAAGAACTCTTTTGGTATTGGAGAGGGTGGTCAGACTTCGCAAATCTTGACAGGTAGTAGAAACAGTGGTTCTACATACACAAATTCAACAGGTAAGCCAATATATGTGTCAGTGTACAATACCGCAGGAACTATTCCAGAGATTTCTTTTTATTTAGATGGAGATATAGTGGAGTCTAATTTAATAAGAAACAGTGAAACCTCAGGTTATGGAAGTGTATCTAGTATTGTGCCAAATGGAAGTGAATATAAAGTTAATTCTAATACAGCTATTGCAAGATGGACAGAATTAAGATAAGGAAAATAATATGAAAAGTTATAAAAATAAAAACAATGAAATATATGCTTTTGAGTTAGATGGAAGTCAAGACCATTTAATAACTGCTGATATGGTAGCTATTACAGATGAGGAAGTTTATGCAATAAATAATCCACCTTTGACAGAAGAACAAAAGCAAAATATTATTAACAATGAAGCTAGAAGTTATTTAGCTTCAACTGATTGGTATGTTATCAGGCTACAAGAGTCAGGCGAAGCTATACCTGCTGGTGTATCAACTGCTAGAGCAGAAGCTAGGTTAAAGGTGATATAGATGAAAGATAATATTAAACTCGGTGCTAGATATGTAGTGTTAGTGTTTTTTATGTATCTAGCATGGTATACTACAAGTCCAACTTACTTAGAGAGCATCAAAGATATGCCTCAGTTTGTATTAATGACAATCAATGCTTCTGTATTTGGTGCCTTAACGCTTGTCGTTAAGAGTCATTTTTCAACTAAGATAGGAGAAGACTAATATGGATTTTTTAAAAAACAATAATCTTACACCTATTATTGTGATGGCTATCATATCTGTAGTATTAGGTTATTTTTATATACATGATAATATTGAACATAAGATGGAGATGGCTCAAAAACAAGCTGAGATAGATTTAGCCAATAAAAATCAAGGTGACATACAAGCGTACAATGAGATTAGATTTAATGCACTTGAAAAAGTCGATAATACAAAATGGAAGGCTGGTAAACATGAAGTTACTTTATTTCTCAATCAGTAGTATCTTATTGCTAGGAGGTTGTACAGCAACTCCAACACAACTTCCAACTTTTAAAAAAATAAAGAATCCAACCTTTTTAATAGAAGATAAGAAAATTGATGGTAAGGAAGTTCATGTTGTTGAGAAACAAGAATGGAAACATGTTCAAAAGGTAATTATCCATGCAGGGACTACAGCAAATAAATGTATAACAGTGCTTGATAATTTCAATAATAGATAAGTATGGTATAATACTGAAACAATAAAAAGGGAACTAGAATGTCTGGAGAGAGAAGAAGTCCATCCCAAGAAACAATAGATAATACTGTAGCGATTGCTACGTTAGTGTCTGTATCTCAAAGAACAACAACAGATGTAGACAAGCTTGTAAAACATATTGAACGGTTTTTACCCGTGCATGAAAAACTAGCCAACTTAAAAAAAATACTTTATGGTGGTTTAACGCTTGGCTTGGCTTTTGTTTTATGGATGACTACAGAGCACTATGCATTATCTTCTCGTGTAAATGCTGACATTGCTGTTAAAGAAGAAAGATATGGGGATGTCATGGAGAAAATAAATAAAAATAAAAATCAAATAACTTATCTAAAAGGTAGGATTAAATAATGAAAATTAGTGAACACTTTAACAGAGAAGAATTTGCATGTTCTTGTGGATGCCAATTCAAAGCTGTAGATAAACAACTATTAGATATATTAGAAGACCTTAGAGGTTTCTTTAAACAACCAATAAATATTAATTCTGCATGTAGATGCGAAGCACATAATGAAGCGATTGGTGGTTCAAAGAACTCTCAGCATATCAAAGGTATGGCTTGTGACGTAGTTGTTAAGACTATACCATCATATGAAGTATATAACTATCTAAATAGTTCTTATCGTTCTCAATTAGGATTAGGACAGTATGATAACTTTACACATTTAGATGTACGAACAACGAAGACTCGTTGGGATAAAAGAAATAAAGGATAAGACATGGCACTAAGTAAAACATTATGGCAAACGTTAGTAGATTTAGTATCGACAGGACAAGATGCGTCTGATATGTTTGATACAGCATTTTCTAATATAGATGGTGCTATTGACCAAATTGATACAAATGTTACAGATATTATAGCATTAAAAAATCCAGCTAAAATACCTTTTGACCCACAAGAAACTCCACCTGAACATCTTGAAGGTCAAATGTATTATGACCCAGTTAAAGGAACAATGAGAATACAAGGACCTGTTGCTGGAATTACTGTTGCAGTCGGTCACGGTATGCACATACACGTTGAAAATAATTCTGGTGCTTTGATTGAAAAAGGAATGGCAGTAAGACAAGATAGTGTAGTAGCTGGTAAAATTCAAATAGTAAAAGCTCAAGCGGATACATTTCTACATGCTAGAATGTTTGGAATTGCGCAAGCCGATATTGCAGATGAAAAAGAAGGAGCAGTTGCCACATTTGGAGAAATTACTGATTTGGACACATCGGGTCTTCCAGCAGGTGTTCCATTATATCTAAGCGATACTGTAGCTGGAACATATACATCAACAGCACCCGATATTATTTCGAGAGTTGGTGGAGTAACTGTTTCAGATGAGTCAGGAACATTATTTGTAAGTATTGTAAATAATAAAAATACTCCAACAGTGTTTGGAGGAATGAAAGGTCAATCTGGAACAGGGGTTTATTCTCTTACAACAACAGCACAAGACATTACTGACTATGATACATCTGATACAGTGGTAATGGCAGTCGATAAACCTAATGGTACAATAACTTTATCTAATGACGGCAAGCATCGTATACATTTTACCAGTGCGATATCTTTCGCTTCTTCCTCACAAACTAGAAGTATTACAATAGAGTTGTATGACGTAACGGGTGCGGAAATCCATTTCCCTTATATAAAAAATATTCCAAAAGATGCAACAGAAGATTCATTGAGTTTTGATTTTCCTATAGATGAGGTTACTGGCACAGTCCATAAAATAAGAATAAAAGCAAGTACTAATATGGATATAACTTTTGAATCAATTGTTTTTGATATTCAATCAATAAGTATCACAGCATAAGGATATAACTATGGCTAATAGCAACTATATACCAGCGGCAGCTACCATAGCTGCATTATCATCAATAAGTTCCGGTTTTGCACAGACATCTTCTTTTGAAGCGCAGTTGAAGGCTGATACTGAAGCAGCAATACAAAATGCTGGTAATCTTGTTACTAGCTATGAATTACAACAAACTAAAAATAAAGAACAAATAGAAAATATCAACAGTGTGCTTGGTGATAAGCTCTCTGAGAGAGGTCTTAAAGCAATGAAGGAAGCTTCATTGTTAAAAACTGCTGCTGCTGAAACAGGTACTACTGGTGGTTCTACAAATGAGGCTATTAGAGAAGCTTTCATAAATGAAAATATGGACAAAGCTAATATAATAAGTCAAGCTAAACAACAAACTAGAAACATACTGATAGGTATGGAGACTACTGACTTAAGTGTTAGAAATCAAATAGACTCTATTCTTCTTGGTGGAGCTATTCAGATTGAAACAGACCCACTTTTAGCTGGAATATCTGGTGGACTATCAGTATTTACCGATATGTTAAACATGCTTCCACAATCTGAAAGAACAAAAATATTTGGAGTAAGTCCGACAACTCCAAGCCCTACAGTTAGCCCTGTAGATTATTCAATCAATACGTTTGGACCGTATGATGAATTTAATTATGGATTTTAATATTAAAAGGATAACATATGCCAACTCTTAGCGATTTAGCAAAAACACAACAAACTACACAAGTTGGTTCGGCTCAAAGTGGTGGAGTTGGTTCAGCTGGTGGTACAAATATACAAGCAACTAAAATCATAGATAGGTCTGAAGGGCTTATTAAAGATATTGGTAAGATGCTTGGAACAACTGTTACAGCTGTGGCTGATGCTTCAGAGTATGCTGGTAAAAGAGTTGGTATAGACAACTTATCTGAATATAAAAAAAGTATGGATATTATCGATGCTACATACAAAGGTAAAGCTAATTTAACTTCAGCTGACATGGTTGAAAAAAGTAGATTAGAACAGGGTGCATATGAACTGCATATGCAAAAAGGTTCGTTTGGTGACAACTCTTTAGCTAATCAAGCGTTTAAAGATACGTATGCTGTTCCGGCTACCAACAATCTTTTTAAAAATAAAGCTGCTAATGAAGCGAAAAGAAGCGCGTTATTTGGAATAGAAGAGGATAGAGCTGTTCAAGATGAGATAGAAGCTATTGGTAAAGATTTTGATACTGCTACACATTATGATGCGTTTAGAACTAGAATGTCTAATGCAAATAATAATCCAGATAAAGTTGATAACTATGTTGCTAAAGCTTTCAATGCTGATGTGAATAAATTACATGATATTAATAGAGAGCTATTAATATATAATGCTGATGGTACGGTTAACAACCAGTTGCAAATGGAAGTGTTCAATAATCTAAATGGTAAAGTTGTTGAGATAGATGAAAACGGTACTGTAACTATGACTAAGCTTAACGATGCGGGTACAATGGCTATAGTTAAGAACTGGAAACAATTGGTATCCGCTAAAAAGTCTACAAGTGGTAAAATTGATTTAAAATTTAATAGTGTTACTGGTAACGTTGGTGAGGGTGTTAATGTTATTGGAGCTAAGTTGCAAGGTGTTAATGAACAAATGGGTCGCCTAGTTGACTCTCAAACAAACGGGTTAGGTAAAGTTAGTCCTTCAACTTGGAACACAGCTTTTAAAAAGAGAGCTGAACTTACAAGCATGGGTCAACAGGCTCAAAGTTTGAATGGCGCTATAACCAATATCTTTAAAGGTGATGTTGGTTCATTTATATTATTTGATAAAGATACGATAGTTGAATATGAGCATCAAAATGTTACCACTGGTGGACTAGATAAAAGCACATATACAATGTCAAAGGACCAAAAAAATAAAAGGTTAAATGATGCTATTAGAAATAGAGAGAATAACCTAGATAATCCAACTATTCCAATAAATGATAAAATTGCTAATGTTACTGAACTTATCAATGCTGAGAATATAACCGGTGTTAAATCAGATGTGTTAACTCGTAAGGTTACTAATTTAACAGATGGGTTAATTCAAGGTAAAAGTGTGAACGATAAGTATTCTAACTTTGCTGTAGCGCAAACTAAGATAAGTAATCGTTCAGTACCTTATGTAGGATGGGCTAATAAGAAGACATTGGACGCTATTGGTGTTGAATACTTAGAGGCTGTTAATGAATTATCTAACGAGAATTTATCTTCATCTGAAAAAACTAAACTTGAAAACGATTGGATGGTTAGACTTGACAGTATAATGCAAGTGCATAAGAATAATTATGAAACAAACAAGTTTACATCTGGAGAAAGTAAGATAGTACATAATGCTTTTGTAGATGCTCAAGAGGCTAAGTTGTTTGAGTGGAGTTGGGGTGATGGTAAAATGAGTACAGCTACTATGAAAGCTGTAACTGATGGAGCTATATATACTGCTGCTGGGTCGATTACTAATGACAATGTTGGAGATGTTGTTAGTAAGTATCAAAGCAATAATATGATAAAATTAAGTAACGAGTGGTTTGGTAAAGATGGTCAAGTGATAGTTAAACCTCAAGGTTATACAAATCAAAGTACCGGAGCGATGCTTGATAGAATTGAAAAGGATATATCAGATGGACTTAAAGGTACTGAGTACGCGGATATAAATCTTGAAGATGGTACACAGGCTCAACTTAATTCTAATATAAATAGTGAAGGTGTTATATCAACAGTTGTTATACTTAGACATAACGTTACTGGCGAAATACTGTATACTAGAGAGTATCATGGTGGAGAACTTGTAAAAGGTCTAACTGTAGAAGAAAAGAAACAATAAGGATAAATGATGGGGATAATAGACCAAGAGAAGTTAACCGTAAATATTGATGTGGAAGATAACCCTCATTTAAGACAGCAAAACTTACTGGTTGATAGGGGTGCTAATCTTCAAAATCAAGTTGATGTTGAAAACTCTTCGATAGAAGATAAGTTGACAGCAGCTAGTCTTACTTGGGAGAACACTTATCTTGCAACAAGTGTAGATTGGTTTAAAAACTCTGCTCCATATTTATTTGAAGATGACGATGATTTTATGAAGAATATGAGTGATGAACGACTTAGTATGATTATTAGAGATAACGGTCTACCACCTAAATATTATGATAGATTATCTGATGCTAAAAATCAAGAACATTTAGCTAAGTTAATTAACGAAAGTGTTGATGATGTGGATAAAGAAAAGTTTGTTCATAAAACACTTAACTCATATAATCCTATTCTTGGTATCTTTTCTGAAGCTTCTAGTGCGGGGTTAGCTACAGGTATTTTGGGTGATGTTGATACAGTTACAATCCCTCTTGGTATAGGTCTGGCTTCTAAACTTGGAAAGATAGGCGCAGCTTCAATGGCTACAACAGTTCACATTGGTGCTTCAGCGATTGCTTATGAAAAAGACCCAGATGTTAGCGGTACTGAAGCTATTGTATTTGGAGCGCTTGGAACGTTAGCTGACTCATTTGCAATAAGTAGATTAGGTTATAAATCTGATGTTGTTGCAGAAGATGTTGCATCTAAACTTGAAAAGCAAGGTATGTCTGATGACTCAATTAATGATGTTGTAAACCATATTGATAGTAGAAACATTAACATAGTAGATAGAGCTGAACCTTTAACTGGAGATAGACTTAGAGCGTCTAGGTTATTCGATGTTGTTGATGAAGTGAATAAAAAAGGTGAACCAAGTAAAAGAGCTACGAAAGCTTTAGATGAATTAGAATCTATGGGGTACGAAGCTGGTACGTCTAAAAGATTGTTAGATGAGTTAGAAACTCTAAAGAAAGATAAGACTAAAAAAGTTGAGTATCAACAAAAGAAAGCTGAGGTTAAAGCTACTAGAGATAAGATTATAAAAAATATTATGGAGTCAAGACAAGCTAGAAAAGCTAGTGCGTTCAAAGGTGTTAGTAATATAAAGAATAATGCAACTGTTAAACAACTTAGTTGGGAAACTAGATACATGAAAAAAGAAGCTGAAGAGATGTTGTATGACATTAATGTGTTTAAAGGATATGTTAGAGATATTTCTGCTGAGGTTAAAAACAATCCTCTAAATGCAAATGCTAAAGCAACTCTTGATAAAATCAATACCAATACTAAAGCTCTATTTGATAACGGATTAATTAATAAATCTGAATTTGACCAAATTTCTTATGCTGTTAAACATGGTAAGCCTGAGAGACTTGATAAATTTAACGCTGTATTTAAGAAAAATGCGGATGGAACATTTAGCCCTGTATCAAAGGACAAAAAACGTACTAGCAAACTTGTTGTAGCTGGAGGAATGTTGTTGGCTGCTGATGCGTTAATGGCTGATGATGGTGTTACAATAACCGTTGCTGGTCTTGGTGGCGCTGTAATTCTTGGTGGACTCATAATGTTAGCTGGTGGAAATGCTAAAGGTATTTTCAATGCGACTAGGGATGCTGTGGTTGGTAGTGTTAAAAAAGTAAGAAACCAAAAGTATATAGAAGCTGTTGAAGAAACTACAGAGAGCGCTAGAGTATCGTTTATGGAAAGTTTCACTCCACTTGTTAAAGATGAAAGTAAAGAGTTTTCAGACTTAGCACAAGATATGTTATGGGACGCGTTTGATGGTACTAGACACACAGCTGAAGCTATTAAAAGAGATTTGTATGGAACTCAATTTAAGATACTTGAGGGTAATCTAAACGAGTCATATAGACTATGGATGGATGAAAATAAACAAGGTGTTTTTGGTCGTATGACTAGCCAAATAACTATTGGATTAACAGAGAGACAACGTTTTGATATTGATATAACTAATGCTATTGAAAATGGTGTTGTTGGTGAAAGTAAAGCTCTGCAAAAAGCTGTTAACGATATTAATGCTGTTAAGGATAATGTTCTTAGAGAGATGAAGGAAGCGGGTGTTGAGGGTGCTGAAGAGATAATTGCTGATGCAACTTACATGCCTAGAAAAGTTCGTTCAGGTAGCTTTGGAACATTGCTTAGAGAACTGAGAAATAAAGCTGATGGTGGTGTTAATAAAGAGTATGACAAAGTTGTTGACTCTATTGCTAACATGATGCGTGGTGAGAACACAACTAGGAAAGCTAGAGTATATTTAGACATGATTGCCGATATGGGTACAAGTAAGCAAACGTTTGAAACTATGGAGAACATGGATGAATACTTAAAGAGTAGAGGTATTACCGATGTTACAGCTAAAGATGTTGCTGACTTGTTTGGTATTACAAGTTCTGTAAATAAGAGTGTTGGTGCTGCTGAACAGTTTGGTAGAACTAAACGTAGAATAGAACTGGATATGTCAAAGTTTGAAACGTTTAAAGTTCAAACAATAGATGGTGATATTGATGTGAGTCTTGATACCATTTTTGTAAGACAAGCTACTGAGCTTATGAATGGTTACATTAATCAAGCCTCGGGTTATGTTGCATTAGCTAGAAAAGGTTATACAGTACCACAAGCTTATGGGATTGCTAGTAAGTCAGCTACACAAAGTCTTGAGATGCAAAAGGTGTTGGATAGTATTTTAGGAACACCTTTATTTGATGGGTCAACAAGCACATCAAAACTTATGCGTGATGCTGAGAATTATACAACAGCTATCTCTATGAGTTTTTCCGCATTGACACTTGCTGGTGAGGCTATGAAACTTGTTACAGCGTTAAACAAAACTGGGTTAAATACGGCTGTTAAGCAACTTGTTAGAACTATTGCTAAACAGGGTGATACAGAATTAGTCCGCTCACTTAGAGAAGGTACGGGTATGGCTATTCATAAGAAGGGTTTAACGTTTGGCTCATTCAATTCTATAACTGATGAAAACCTAATGGATGGTTCATATAGAAGTAGTAAAGTTGGTAGGGGTGCAACTAAACTTGGAGAGTGGAGTAGAGATATGATACTTTATCCAATGGTTGCCACATCTGATTGGTTATCTGCTGTTGCATTATCTAAGAACGGTCAATTATTTTTAGATATATCAACTGGAACTGCAAAGGTAGCGGATGATAGAATGAAAGCTTTTGGTATAGGTGAAAGTGAAATGGCTATCGCTCGTAAGTATTTTAGTAAGAATAGAAATGGTGAATTAAAACCTGTTGATTGGGATGCAATGAGTCCTGAAGAAATGAGAACAGTACAGAGAGTGTTGTTTAATATGAATCAAAAAGATATAATGCTAACTACAATGGGTGGTAGTCCAAGTTGGAGTAGAAATAATGAAGTGGGTGTGCTTGTTTCACATTTGATGAAGTTCCCTATGAACGCTTATTCTAACCACGGCTTATTTGATGCTAGAGGTATGGCTAAAGGTGACATGAGAAGTTTTGTTAACATGTCAGCATGGTTTATTGGTGGTATGATTACACAAGCTATGAAGTCAGAAGTTAAAGGTAAGCCTTTAAGTGATGAGGATATGGTGCTTAGAGCTTTATGGTCTATGCCTATCTTTGGATTTGGAAATGTTGCTGATGGTTTAACTAGCCCTGCCATTTTTGGAGCAAGTGAGAACGTTGCAATAGGGTCGAAATTGATATACGGTAACTAGATAATTAAGTAGGTAGGAGGACTTATGAGTAAGAAACAAGATGATTTAGATAAGATAGATAAGTTGGTTAGAGAGAAGATAATTCATTGTCTTGATAACAATAAAACAGATATGCTTACTGACCTAAGCGTTGCTGTGTCTTATCTTGCTAAAAATAATGTGGTATCTGAAAAGAGTAAGAGTTCCGTAGAGGACAATACTAAGAAGAAGTTAGCCGATGCTAAGAAGAGAAGAGAAGGTGTTGTTGAAGAAGATGAAGAAGAGGAGTTTTAATGGACTTCACTAGACTTTCTCCACAAGAAACCGTTGATTACTTTACAAACTGTGAATGGGGTCAACATTACGAAGACGATAAGTATTTTGAAGATGCTGAACTTATGGATAACTTCATCGTGTTCTTCACGTATGTATTTGCATGGTTAAATCTTCCCAGACCAACTAAAGGTCAATACGCTATTGCTTTATGGTTACAAGATAGTTCTAATCCTCACCGTATGGTTTGGGCTTCACGTGGTCTAGGTAAGTCGTTAGCTTCTCAGATATACGCTGTATGGCGTTATCTAAACGACCCTAATGAAAAGATATTAGTAATGTCTGCCGGTGCTGCTAGAGCAATTAACTACACTCAGTTCGTACAGAAGCTAATTAAGATGCTTCCAATCACTATAGATATGACACCTAGACACAATATAGAGAGAACATCTGGTCAATCATTTGATGTTGCCGGAGCTGTTGCTTCAGATAGCCCAAGTATGTACGCGGTTGGTGCGGGTAATCAGGTTACGGGTATGAGAGCGAGTCTTGTAATCTATGATGATATTGAGACAGCTCAAACAGTTGAGTCTATGACGATGATGGATAAGATAGACACATTTGCTAAAGAGGCGCAAAATCTTCTTATGTCTGGTAAAGATGAAAGTATTTGTTTATCTACACCTCACTCTATGTCTTCTATGTACATCGGTTGGTTAGACTCTGGATATAAACTATTAGCATTACCGGCTGAAGTTCCAGAAGACGATAGCGCTTATTTTGGCTCGTTGGCTCCACACATTAAAGAGATGATGGCTGAAGGTCTTGTTGGATTAGCTGTTGATGAGAGATTAGACAAAGAGTTCTTGATGTCTAAGAAGATGAGGATTGGTAAGTCTAAATACAAACTACAATACATGTTAGACGTATCGGACGCTGATGATTTAAGATACCCACTTAAGCTAAATGATTTAATCGTTATGGATGTAGATGATGAAGTTGGACCGTTAAAGGTTTCACATTCATCTATGCCTGATAATAATTTATATATTAAGCACAATGGGTTTAAAGCTGACAAGCTATACTCACCATCCTATGTGTCTGATGAAGTGGCTGAGTATGAGATGAAGTTGATGTCACTTGACCCATCGGGTAAAGGTAAAGATGAGATTGGTATATCAATAATATATTCACTTAATACTAGATTGTTTTTGAAAAAGATAACTGGTTTACAGGGTGGTTATGAAGATGAAAATATGATTAATATAGCAACTCTTTGTAAGATACATAAGATTGATACGTTGCTTATTGAGGAAAATTGGGGTGGTGGTATGTTCACGAAGATGTTAGAGCCACACTTAAGAATGATAAGCCCTCTAACGGAGATTGATGAGGTTAATGTTAAGGGTCAAAAAGAGATTCGTATTATAGAAAATTTAGAGCCACTTGTTAATCAACATAAATTGATTGTAGATAAAGATACTTTAGATAAAGATAAGAACGCTACAGCTATTAACAGTTTCACGTATCAGTTCAGTAAGATTACTAAAGAACGAGATAGCCTTAGAGCAGATGATAGGTTAGACAGTTTAGCTAATGGTATTATTTATATGATTGATAAGATGAGTGATGATGAAGAGTTTGGTATGGAGTCGTATCAGATGGAACAAGGTAAAGACAATTTAGAATTTACCTTGAATAATTTTGGTTGGCAAGAAGCCAATACTAATTATGGAGATAGGTTTTAATTGTATTGATTTTTAAATAATGCAATTAAAACGCAAAGTAATGTTACTATTTGCATAATCGCTGAACTTCTAATATGATTTTGTTGCTCATCGGTCTCTAATTCTATAAAATGGTATATTTCTTTATCGTTCTCTTCAGCGTTCAATTGCGCTGAATGTAGTTTTGCAACCTTTTTAATATCATTCATTTTCATTGGAATGATATCTCCATTTTTGTAAGTATGTTTGTTTTCAATATATTCTTCAAAGCTTACATTAACCATTACTTATCCTTTACTTCTAAGTCTTGTTTCATCTCATCCATAATAGAACGTATCTCTGATACAGGCAACTTGCTCTTAGCTGCTATATAACTCTCTATCCCTAATAACGCTGTAAATATTTGGGCGTCATTGTCTGTTTTTATATCAAACTTAGCCTTACCTCTTTTAGTGAACTCTATTGCTATTTTACCCATTATATATCCTTGTTATTTATATTTTCCCAAAACGATAACGCTTTAATTACAGCGTTACATCTGAACGCTTCCCTTGAAAAATAAGGTTCAGCTAATATTTCTTCTAAATGCTCGTTAAGCAACTCAATCCTACGTACTACAATCTCTTGTGGTATTTCAGGAACTTCTATATCTTCACCATATAGGTATTCATTTGACTTTTTCATGGAGATACCTATAGTAAGCTTCATATGTCTCAATCTTTTTAGACTCTTTAAGAACATCATCTTTATTACCAATACGAAGTCTGTATTTCATAGCAGTAATTTTAGCCCATTGCATCAACTCTTCAGTTGAATACATCTGTTCCATACGTTCAATCGCTTCCACATCATCAACCATAGAGTAATGTTTAGAGTCGGGATTAAGTAACGGGTGGATAGGTTTGCTAGGAGCTTTGTGTCCACCCATGTTATAACTAGGCATTCTTAATCCTTTCAAACTCATTATTAATCAACCGTGATATTACAGCCCTCATTGTACGGTCTTCTTTCTTAGCAATATGTACAAGCTTGTCATAAACCGGCTCGTCCATAGTCGCGTGTTTTTCAACTACTTTTCTTTTTTTCATTGTTAACCTCCACTTCAAGATAATCAGTTGTTATTTTCTTCCAACCGTTTTCTTCATTAATATACTCATCACCATCTGAAAAGTAATCTTTAGTCACTTCAATCATTGTTTCTGTAGCCGGTGGAACTTTAATCCACTTATAAAATCTTTTTTTCATTACATTCTCCTTTTAAAATTCTTCCATTACATCGTATAAACAATCAGCAACTATAGCTTTACCACCACTTGCTTGTATCATTTCTATATGCAATTTCTGTAATTCAGTTACTTGTTTTTTCTTACCCGTAGCTTTTACTTCAACCGCGCAAAACTTCCCATCCTTACAAAATAAGATGTCAGGAACACCAGAAACGTTAGCTACAACCACCTTGATAACATAGTAACCTTGTTCTTTTAGGTATTTCAGTATCTCTTTTTGTACAACACTCTCTTTTTTCTTTTCCATTTTAGATTATATCCTCTCTAACCTTAAGTTTACTTAAGTCCTAGCTTCCCATTCATTACAGTGAAATTTGGTTTCGTCTAAGAAATTTACAAGCTTTGTTATACACTCATCTTGTTCACTATATATTCTACAGTTATGACAAGACCTAGCTTCAAAAGCATCAAGAATTTTTATACACTCCTCCACATCTTCTTGGTCTTTCTTAAGATTATGCTTTTCTTTAAAATAATCATCAGCATAGTCAGCCCAACCAATAGCTTCTGTTAGTGTTTCTTTTATAAATATTATATCTTTCATCTTAATGCTCCTAATAAATCAGCTTGAACAACATCTTTTTTAGCTAAAGCTGTCATCAAGTCGTGTTCAATATCCCCCACAGCGATGTGCATAGCACGGACTTTTTTGGTTTGTCCTTGTCGATGTAAGCGTTTATTGAATTGTTGGTAAAGTTCCAACGACCATGTAAATCCATACCACACTACTAACGCTCCACCATCTTGTAGATTTAGTCCGTGTCCAGCACTAGCTGGGTGAGCCAAAAGAATTTTGATTTTCTTTTTATTCCATGCTTCCACAGCTTCCCCTTTTTTATCAAGGACAACTGAATCTGGGAAAGCGGTTTTAAGCGCCTCGAGTTCATGTTTGTAGTTGTAGGCAACCAGAATATTATCATTTGGGTTTTCATCTATAATCTCCTTTAAAGTATCTATTTTTAATTCATGGAAGTGGTGTACTAAACCTTTTTCATCATACATGTTACCGCTACAAAATTGCAACAACTTATTGCTCAACGTTGCAGCACTCATAGCAGTTATTTTCTCTTCTTTGTTAATTGCTAATATCATATCGTTTTTAAACTTTAGATATTTTCTTAAGTTCTCACCCTCTAACTTGTTTCCAAGTACAGAAGGTATGAAGTCAGGCAACTCAAGATAATCCTCAGAAGACATAGATAACACTAGGTCTTGTATTTGGTCTTGTATCAATTTAACAGCACCATCACGCAACGTATAGGTCCAACCCATGAAGTCTTTATCAAAGTATCTAGTTCTAAACATCGTTTGCGTTCTACCCAATCTAAATCCACCATCAAGCAAAAAGAATTGTGAATATAAATCAGCGTAACCGTTTGAAGCTGGAGTACCTGTAAGCAAAACCATACGGTTAATGTGAGGTGACATTTTCTTTAAGGCTTTGAAGCGTTGTGATGATGGTGATTTGAATGAAGAACTTTCATCAATGACGACCATATCAAAAGACCAATTCTTACCAAGATGAAGGACTAAAGCTTTAACATTTTCTCTATTGATAATATAAATATCAGCTTTTCTTTGAAGACCTGTAAGCATGTTTTTCTTACCACCACTAAGATTTGAGAACGTTAAATCTTTTGTATGCTCCCACTTCTTAGCTTCTGAAATCCATACCGTATTGCAAACGCGTAGAGGGGCAATAACCAATACTTTAGAGACACTAAAACTATCGTACATTAAATCCTCTATAGCTGTTAGTGTTGATACTGTCTTACCTAAACCCATGTCTAAGAACAATGCGGATTTAGGAATATCTAAAATATGGTCAACAGCACGTTCTTGATATTTATGTAGTTTGTTTTTTGAGAGCATCATGCAATCCTTCCGTTATCATACTTAAATTTTTAATGCGTACAAAACCTAATTTATCTTTTTCTAATGTGTCAATGTTTAAATATTTTTCTATAACACATGTGCCTATGTAATGTTTACCCCTAACTACACTTTTTAATTGGTTTTTACTCAATTTTATCCACATGTGTTTTCTTATCACGTCACCATCAGCTACACAATCCAGCAATAAAACTCGTGGATAATTAAATCGGGCATCATTACGTCTAATTTGTTCTATCTTACCACTAAAAACAATTTTATCACTCATAATCAATACCAACCACAATCATCTTCATTAGATAACTCAACAGTTTTGTCATATCTCCAATGTCTAACCTCGTCAATGTCTTCAAACTTATCTGTTAACTCCTCCATCTCATCAAGATTGTCACCGCTGGTATCATTCCAAATATCACAATATGCAAAGTCGAAAAGTCTGTCAGGCTCAAAGTCATGTATATCACTGATAACAATTCTAACTTTATCGTTTAAATCTAAATTCGGAACGATAAAATCGTGAAGCTCTTGGCTGATTTCAACAACTGTAATACTTAATACTTCAGGTCTCTCTTGTAAAGCTAGTAAAATCATACCAATACCTAAACCCCCTATAAGCACATGACCTGTTGCTTCTTGCACTAACTCAATATTAGTCTCTTGCTCCATCCAGCTATCAGACATTACAATCTCTCGCTTATCGTTATCTCTCAACACACAAACAAGTTGGTCTTTTTGTCCAGCATATTCAGGATTCCAACTGTCAACCTCACTAGCTTGAATGTGTTTAATCTCATAGTTTTCTGACATCGCTTCAGGATGCACCTTTGTCATATCTTTAAATTCTTTATAATACATAATCAACTCCTAAGTCTTTTAATTTTGATACCGCTTCATCGATATACCACTGAAAATCTAAATCAGCAGGTCTATATTCTGTTAAATCCATCATTGGCTTCACCCCTTTTCCCTCAGCTGTTTTTGGTACGAGGTTCCCATTACTACTGTAAGTAATCTTATCACCCTCAGTTGAATAGTACCATCTAACCATCTTTCCTAAATACTCACCCTTATAGACACCACCACTCTTTACAGTTCTAGCAGATACAAATTGATTTATATCTTCACATCTTAATATTGTTTCAGCTAGTCTTGTACCGTTAAGTAAATATTCTCTAATAGCTGTATAGACTATCGGGGTTGAACGACCCTTACTTAATGTTGTCTCAGCATAGATACCTTTTGACTTAACATAATCATCATAGACAGCAACGTAGTTATTAACATCTTTTGCATGTAAAGCTTCATACTCACCATGCTCCATCTCAAAACCAGTTAGAAGCTCCAAGTCAAATACGAGTGTCTCAGCTAAAGCTATCTTATCACGTGGACAGAAATACTCAAGACCATCTGTATTTGCACTAACTACCGGTATACCGTTTAGCTCCATATCTTCAATCAACATAAGTAATGTTAATTGACCAGTAATCGTTGTAGCCAACAACATGTTGGGTGAATAAAGTTTTGAATACTTAGAACCAAACTTACCAAAACTACCATTAATAGTAATTTTAAGTGAGTCGGCTACAAGTTTATTACCTTCAGCTTTTGCTTTTAGTCTTGTCTCAACTATCCTACGATAAACATCTAAGAACTTTTTACCTAAGTGTTTAGGATAAAGACCTTGATTTAAAATAATAAATGGGTAGTATGAAGCGAAGTCAGCATTACGCATAACGTTGTTCTCGTCACTAATCACACTAATAGACTTCTCTTGTGAGTGTAACCCACCTATACCCAACTTGTATGTTGTGTTGCCAATAACTATTTTATGATTAGCTAAAATCTTAGGCATCTTCACAGCACCATTATCAGCTATCTCAAAATTAATATCTTCAAGCAACTCAACTAACTCGTTAAGCTTTTTATCTTTGAAGTGAATATAATCGGGAGCTTGATAGTGAGCTTTGAAATTAGATGGTAATACAGGTTTCTTAGCTGTTACACCAAACTTTTTTAACTCAGACACAATGACTGTCTCTGCTATTTGAGCATCAGATTTAGAACGTAGGTCAAGACCGTATTCTTCACCCATACTAACACGCAACTGTATACGGTCTTTAATTGCTTCATATAAATCATGTGTAACTTCAACATCATTCTCACAATAATCTCTCAGCCCATCTTTTTGACTTTCATCTATAGCAAGATGTGGGTCAAGATAAAACTCTTGTAACTTCTTAGACCCAACACGTGTACCATAATTCTTTAGTGAAATCATAACAGCCGGTGAAGGCTCACTAACATCAAAATGGTCATAACGTCTAGGCTCAATGTCTAGTTTACGATAAGTTAGCCAGTCGGGTTGATTCTTTTCCACTATATCTTTAGAAGCACTATATAGTTGTTGACAGTTAGCGCCACTTAACGCGTAGTTAATTAGTGGCATGTCATATTTAACAGAGTTAAAACCAAATGATGTGTATTTAGATAACATGTTGTTTAGTTTATTCTTTTGTTCTCTTGTTAACTTAGTACCAGCTCCGTACATATCCATCTTTAGATATTTGTTGTGCTGTAAACCCTTAATAACAATAAGAAAATAATTAGGGAGAACTTCTATATCGAGGCAGATTAATTTATTCATACTCGCCACCATCCACTAGTTCTATACTGTTGACTATGCAAACTTTAGATACCTCATATTCGTTCCAACTCTTACAGATTTTACAATCAGTATAAAATCTATTAACATCTTTAGGTTCTATTATACTAAGTGAACACTCACCATCCTTACTCTGCCATTCAGTCAACTCTTCACCACACTTTTTGCACGGTGCTTTATACTTTACATAGTCAAACATTCCCATCTTATATCCTTTACGCTATGCGATTTTTCTTTTTATTTAGAGTTAGACTCTATAGTGTTCCCCGTAGGGAACACTAAGAATTAATACTCTTCCTCTTCAATTTCATCGAACTCGTCAGCATCGGCAGTTTTACCACCATCACCAAACGGCTCACCATCTTTAACGAATTGAATACCAAGTAAGTTTGCATTAACACGTTTACCGTAAGAGTTGTTTTGACCCCACATATCGATAATAGCATTAACATAACAACCAGCATAAACAACTTCATCTTCTTCTACAAGTGGAGTTTTGTCACGATTGATTACAGTTGGACGTTTGTTGTTTCCGGCTTTAACCATCCACATACCTTCACAACCATCATACTCAGACTCATCACCATCTTTAATACATAGTTTGTCAGAAGCAACTTTGATTTTGTTATCTTTTTTACATTGCTCAATACCAGCCATAATTGCATCATAAGTTTTTGTGTCAGACTTAGGGAATAATAGAGTTGCCTCATACTTACCTTCTTTACCTTGAAACTCAGCTTTTTGAAATAGACTTGGAAAGCTCAGACGAGCGTTTTTGATTTTAATGTTTGCCATGATTTTATCCTTATAGCGTTTTATTTTTAGTTTTTAGAAGACATCTCAGTCGGCACATGTTGAAGAGGTTATTTAGATTTTAACATTTTTTTAACATCTCTAAATCTCTTTTTAGAGATGTTACCTTTAACTTTTGTACTACGAGCAAACTTAGCAAGTTTTGAATTTCCATCCAAATCAACAGTAGCACCTTTTTCAATATGCTTAATAGCTTCATCATTAGCTTTGCCTTTAGGTATTCTCTTCCAAAAATCAGACTCCGCTTCAGCAATAGACAATTCATGTAATCTTTTTATTTCACCAGTATCCACATTCATTTTAACACTCCTCAAATTCATCAGCGACTTTTGTTATCGCCGGTCTTTTATCATCTAATTTTGCAACGACAGGTTTACCTTCAGGTTTAATCAACATCCCTTGAAGCTTCTTATCATCAGGTCTCATTTTTAAAATCTTAGTCATAGGGATTAACTTCTTAACCCATAGGTCTTCAGCTTTAACTTTACGATTAAGATATTTAGCTACCTCGTCTTCATCAACCCACTTGCGATTAGTCTTAGCTTCAACTAACTTATAACCATCTATCTCGTTACCCTCTTGTAATAACTCAAGGCTACGAGCTTCTACAGCTTTAATGAAAGCTACGATTAAATCTTTGTTGTCAAGTATCTTTTTGATATGGTTTGTATCGATTAAGTCAGCTTGACCATCAATATCTTCCAAGTTATCAAACGCGCCTTTAACAGTATTTTCAACATGAGACTTTAAAGCTTCACAGTTTGTTTGATGTAAGCACCATTGACAAGCTTTTTGTGTAGGACTAAACTCAGTCTTGCCATCTATAATAGCTTTAGCTTGACCTTGTGCATACGCTTTGAACTTCATTAAGTCTTCGTAGTGAAGTTCCCATGTGTCAATATGCCCCGCTCTAGTTTGTACGATGTGCAAAGTTATCATATCGATATCATAAATATCTTCTAACTCACCAACAGCACCAATCGCATAAAGCATTAGTTGTGTATTGCTCTCAGCTTTAACTGTACCGTGACCAGTTTTCAAATCCATAACATGAAGATGATTACCATTAAGTACCGTTGCATCAGATGTTCCAAATTGACCCTTAGATATTTCTGATAAATCAAATTGTTCTTCAATTAATACAACGCTATTTTTGTCAATAAATGAATTAACATAATCGGCATACTCTTCAGCGCATTGCAACATCTCAGCATCAACTTGAAACGTTACACCCTGTTCAGTATGCACATCACCAATTTCAATAACTTTATCGTTAAGTAATAACTCACCTAAGAAGTGAACATTTGTACCCCACACAGCGGCAGAACCGCTTTTATTCTCATACTTGTCACTAGCTTCCACCGAAGAGGTACAAGTGAGCCATCGAGAAGAACTCGATGGACTTAATCTCGCATGTTTCATGTTACACCACTATAACAGTTGCGTCAAACTTACTTAATAACTCAGCAATTTCAAGAGCTTTTTCAGAAGCTTCAGCTCTTTTTTCAGCATCTTTAGCCATTCTCTCTTGAATCTCTTTTGGCGCTAATTGAAATATTTCAATGTCATTTTTACGTTGTTGCTTAGTAGCTTTTTTAAATCTCTCTAACATATCATCACCTTTTAAATATTTATTTCTAGCTTTTACAGCTTCTTCTTCAGTAGCCCAATAACCGTTCTTAGCACCATCTTTAATAGTTCCATCTGTTTGAAGATAATCGGTCAGGCTACTAGCAACGTTTACGTACCAACCATGTTTATTGTGTTTTGGTAAATCTAATTTAACCTTTTCCATGTTACGCTCCTAACTCTTGTAAAGATTTATATAACTTGCCGTAGTCTTCTTCAGACACTTCAGCTAACTTTGGTGCATAATTGCCAATAGTCTCTTTAACTTTTTCACGGTCAGTTCTAGTAACAGCATTTTTAGCAGATTCTTTTAAATCTTCCAGCTTAATCTTAGAGCCTGTAGCTTCTTTTTTCTTTGGGGTAGGCTTAGGGTTAGGTTTTTCTTCTTTAGCCTCTGTAGGTGTCTTAGCTTTACGCTCACCACCTAGTAATGCTAAAACCTCAGCAACTTCTTCTTCGTTCTTTGTATCAAATGTGATTTTCATCTTTTTATCCTTATATTTTTGTGTGTATTGAAATTGTACTTAAGTTTCCTTAAGTAGTCCTAAAGCTCGTCTTCTTCCAAATCGTCAAATTCATCAACGACTTGTTGCTCTTTATCTTGGGTGTATGTCTTAAGATTTAGAGGGTAATATTTGATTGGCTTACCGTTGACTTTAATTGTCTTGGTTTGACTACCAACAAAATGACCCATCATTTTTTCGCCATATTTACCGTGGTCTAAAGTTGACACCTCTTTGAGTAGGTCTTCAACCATTGCTGTTACATCACCTTTTCGCTTGACGTAATACTCACCTTGTCTAATTAAAATATCACCTTCATCGGATGCAAGGTGTTTTAAATTAGATATGACTTGTTCAGAAACTCCATAAAGAAATTCATCTAAGTCGTTGTTGAGAGGTAATCTGTAGCGTGATTGTAAATCGCTAAAGTATTGCTTATCGTACTTATCATCAGTCAAACATCTCTTAAAATGATAACGAAGATAAGAACTGATAACCTCTGTATATAACGCGCTGTCATGTTGGAACACCGGACTGTGAGTAACATGATATGCTGACTCATTTTCCAATAACTCCACTTGTAAGAAACGATTATACAACTCGTCTGAATTGTTACGTGTAGCTGTTTTATGTGTTGAAGTTAATGCTGTGAAGTGGAGTTTAATCTTTTGTGTACCACCACCCGCACCGAACTCATCAACATAAAGGTCTTTGTCAAGGTCTTTAATCTCAGCTTCTAAAGCTTTGTTAGCTTCATCGATAAGTAATAAACCGCTGTTTTTAACCCCGTTAACGACTTGTGTACCAATACCCTTGTCACCTCTAAGACCGTTAAGTAAACGTGGCATAGTTATCTTTTGAAAACCAAGCATCGTATAAATTTCTGTCTTACCTGTGTTGGAGGGTGCAACTGTCATTAGTCTGTTAAGCTTTTGTTCTTTGTAACGAATACTTAGAGCTATTAACTCAACAACGTCTTTAGCTTTACCATTCCAAATCTTTTGCATGAAGTCATTAATAATTTCTTCGTTATTAATAAACTCTTTAACATTCCAAAAAGGGTCTTTTCTACCTACGAGTAGTGGAAGCTTCTCAACACCCTCAGCCTCTTCGATGTTGTAAGATATGTCTTCACCAAGCATGTAGTCAGTTGTCATTTCAGTACCGCTGATTACCGTAGGGTTAGACACAATGCTCTTAGCCATCTTAGGAGCTATACCCAAGTTGATTAGTGTTGTGGTTGCTGCTCCGCTACCAAGGTCTTCAACTTTTTTCTTACCAATACGGACAACATACTTTGAACCTTTGAGATAAGCTTTTGCATCAACACCCGCTTGTTCCACCTCTTCTTCAGTGACTTCGTGTTGCAAGTCTTTGCTAAGAGTTCTAGCTTGTACAACTTTAACCGTTGGGTCATCTTTTTTAAGCTCTTTCATACGAGAGTTAATCTTAACAGCAAGTTCATCACGCACTTTGTTGTCAAGTTTACCACGGGTATTTAAACGCGGAGTTGTTGATATGTTCTCAATAATCTTGTCTAACTCATTGGCATTAGCTTTTGATATATCAGTCTCAATATCGTTCACTGAGAGTTCATTGACAATACTTCGTAAACGCTTGTAAGTTGTTTGTGTTGGCTTTAAAGCTCCGGAGTTCCATTTTTTAAGAGTAAAATCTTCATCGTATTTTGCAGAAGACCTCTTAGAAAATTCAATAAAGATTTCTAAACCATCTTCACCAGCTTCATAGCGGTCATAAATACACATACCTACAGCTAACCAAGTGTCGTAGTCTAAACCTTCGGGTAAAGATTCAAGTAGCGCTTGGAGTTCTTCATCCGGCATTTCTCCAGCTTTGATTGCAACACTTAATCCCATATCATCGTCATAAGGATTATTTGTAGCTTCAGCGCGTACTCTCATTTTGAACACTTGTTCCATCGTTGGGTCAAACTTGTTAACGTAAAATTCTAAGTCTTCATCAACCCATTTGTAAGAGGCTAACTCGTCTTGTTTATTTTTAACAGTTGTTCCAACGATAGGTATTACCGATTGATAACCGGCATAAATGTCAACAGCTTTGTAACCGTGATTACCGATTACCATTTCGGGATTTGGATTTTCAAAAGCGTAATGCTCACCACCGCTAGGTGTTAAAGCAAAAGGCTGTGGTGTGTAGTCTAAGTTGAGGTCTTCTAACAATCTAGCAAACTCATTAGTCTCTTCATACTTGTCATTGTCCACAATAATTAAATTTGGTGGAATAATACCAACGTAACCCGTAGCCTTCTCGTTCCAATCTTCATTGTCACGGTCAGCATAAGCACCTTCTCTAAACGCATGTTTTTTGTATCGTGCAGATTTTTGTAATACAAACCCTTGTGAATGATACTGTTCATAAGAATTTTTGAGAGTATTATTCATTTAGTCTCCTTGTGGGTGTAAAATATTAGCCTACAAGTTGAAGATGCTCCCACACTTCTCAACTTGGACTGAATTAACAGTTACGGCTAATCGAAGCACCCGCTCGAAAGCGAAGTGCGGTTGAGAAGTATGGGAGCTTCGATTAGTCGTTCTGATATTAGAATCATAACATAACTTTGGTAAATAAAAGTAGTAACTGGGATTACTACCTCTTCAAACATCGTGAATAAAGGGTCTGTAGAGAATTGTCATTTTTTACGTTACAACTTTTAACTACCCTAATACTACCCCACTTACTACCGCTACAGCACCCTAAAACACGAGGTTTAAAGCACATTTTGATTAACGGTAGTAAGGGTAGTAATGCTCTCTATGTTTACTAAATATCTTTTATTTTTTCCTATATAATTAAAATACTTCTCTTAACACGTATGAGATTACTACCTTACTACCTTTCTCTGTAGCTCCGTGCCTCGTGGAAGTAGAGCGGTAGTAACGAAGTAGTAAAAAGTAGTAAAAAATAGGGGGTACTTACTACCTTTTGGCTAAATGTCCTCCAATTTGTTAATTAATTCAGAAATTTTGGTTTGTTCGTAATTAAAATCTTCCATTTTAATTTCCTCTTCTGAAACAATTTTGTCTAAATTACTAGAAATTTCATCTAATTCTTTAGAAAACTTATAAGCTTTACTGTTCATGTTTGTCACTTCGTTCTCAAGTTCATCAACATATTCAGCTTGTTCTTCTTGAAGTTCTGCTATTTCAGCAGTAGTTAATACAACCAATTTACCACTTGTAAAGTAACAGTTATATATCTCATTTCCTTGATAATGTTTAGTCATTACTTATCCTTTTCATCATACGCTTCAACTAAATTAGAATGTGTAGATAGTACAAAGTTTTTCCATCTAGTCCACCACTCTAAAGCACCAGAGTCCATATTTCTAATATCCTCATCTGTAAAACTAGCCCACGTCTCAGGTGAATGTTTTTGACAACCAATTTTTATTAAATCACTCATAAAATAAAGTTGGTATCTATCTTGGATAAACGATAAAGAGAATTTAGTTTTAAGACCTAATATTTCAATTTCGCCCTCAACTCTTTGGTCGCCCTCAACTCTTTGGTAGCCCTCAACTATTTGGTCGCCCTCAACTATTTGGTCGCCCTCAACTCTTTGGTAGCCCTTAACTATTTGGTCGCCCTCAACTATTTGGTCGCCCTCAACTCTTTGGTCGCCCTTAACTATTTGGTCGCCCTTAACTATTTGGTCGCCCTCAACTCTTTGGTAGCCCTTAACTATTTGGTCGCCCTCAACTATTTGGTCGCCCTTAACTATTTGGTAGCCCTTAACTCTTTGGTACTCTTTGGTAGCCCTCAACTCTTTGGTCGCCCTTAACTATTTGGTCGCCCTCAACTCTTTGGTCGCCCTTAACTATTTGGTAGCCCTCAACTCTTTGGTCGCCCTCAACTCTTTGGTCGCCCTTAACTATTTGGTCGCCCTCAACTCTTTGGTAGCCCTTAACTATTTGGTCGCCCTCAACTATTTGGTCGCCCTTAACTATTTGGTAGCCCTTAACTCTTTGGT